AATCGTTAGCTACGTTGTCTGCTTGGATACCTTCAGCACAAGCAAGCAAACGGAATTGCCAGTTACGCATCCAGTAGCGGTCAGTCCGATCACGAATCCTACGCATTGGGTCAGATCCAGCAATCTCGCCTACAAGATCTTTTGCCGCCCAACCATTGTTGAGGTAGGCATTACGAGCGGTTTGCTTGCCACTTGTTAGCTTGTTAGGAGTTGCGTCATTGTCAGTAGTGTCACCAATGTTTGGCTCTACTGCTGAATCAAGATCGTTCCAATGTGGAACTTCGATAACATTACCACCGCTGTTAGCTTGCGCTTGGAGAACAGGGTTAGTTACTGCGATACCACTTTCAACAAAAGCGGTTTTTTCTGGGCTGTCATTCGCTACGTAGTCAAGATAGACTTCTGGAATGACTGCATCTGAGAGTTGGGTGTTAGCCATAATATTTTATAAGTTAGTTTTTAAGTTGTTAGATTGTTAGACAGGGTTTACCTGTTCTGAATCTCTTAGTTTACGATAGTCCTCTGGAGATTCTTTGAAAAGGTTTACCCTTTCGCTCTCCGACATTTCGCTTAATTTCTTAGAAGCACCGCTTCCATTACCGCTACCAGTAGCACCGCTCCCACTAGCATTACTCCCCACTATAATAGAGGAAAATTTTTCATTGGCAATAAATTCTTTTTTGAGTTCATCAACTGTTAGAGCCGATGGTTTGCCTTCATTATCTAAAACTCTTGTTACCGCTTTGCCATCTACAATTTCAGTTGTTAGACGGGCAGAAATAGCTCCGCTCATAAGGTCTGGAACTGTTGAGATTTCATTAGCTAGTTTTGTTGCTACGTTATCCACAAGCATATTGCGTAAAGAACCTTCAGCTTCATTAATGCGTCCTTCGTATTCACTCGCAGTCTTTTCTAGCTTCTCTTTATAAGAACGCTCTAAAGCTTCTACGTCATCTTTACTAACAGCACCCTTGTGCAGATTAATAATCTCATCTTCTTTGGCTGTTAGCTGATCTTTAACTTCTTTTAGTTCTTGCTCTGCTTTTTGCCTACGCTCCTTCTCATGCTCTTTTGCACGTTTTAAAGCTCCAGTATCCTCTAACCCTTCAATGGGTAGCTTGTAGATGTCTCCATCTTTTTGATAAATCGTTTTTAGACTTTCATCTAATGATTCATATTCTTCAGTTGTTACGTTTAGTTTCATTGTTTTCCTTGTGGTTTGTTTTTTTCTTTTGGCAACTTGCCAGAAATTTTACTAAAAGATTAAGTCTTTTGTTGGAGTGCTAATGCTACTTACGTTAGTAGTTTCTACATTTTGTATAAAATCTTCTGTAACGTAAAAATGTTTTGGTATTTTTCCTAAAGCCTCTAAAGGCGTTAAATGGTTATTGTTAGCGTGTTTAAAATTAAAATCATCAATCAAATCTTGTGTGGTTTTTGAGACTGAATTTAGCGCATCAGTAATAACTAAAGATAATCCACCATCATCTAAAGTGAATTTCCCATAACCAAAAATATCAAAATCTATTATTTCACTATCTATCATTCTTTTACAGGTTTAATGTTTCTAGTATAAAGTCAAAGTATTCTTTATCTCTCAAGAAAAATTCAGCAGGGCTTTTTAACATTCTTTCAACGCCCATTGTTAGAAGCTCAGTTGATGCTCTGTCATAAACTTTACCCATGTAAGCCTCCCCTCCTTTTTCTACCCACTTGTCTTCATAGGCTATTTCTTCAAAATCGTAATTTTTGTTTCCTGTTATTTTGCTGAGTTGTTTTGGTCTTTGCCCCTTGCCACGTTTTGCTAAAAATGCTTTTGATCGTTTGCTAACTTCTGGGTTTGCATATTCTAGGCTGTGCATAAACTCATGCAACAAAGTAGAGACATCTGTATTTGTTCTGGCGAATACAGTATTTTGACTGTTCACATAATGCGCCCTAAAAGTTTTACCCCTAATCTTTCTTTTAGTGGTGAATACAACCTTAGTTAGTCTTCCCGCTTGGTTGATAGATTGCAAATTACCAGCCCCTAGAACACCTTCTAACAGTCCCCTCGTTTCTGATATTGCCTTACTTTGGTATGGTGTAAGTTTGCCACCTCTGCCAGTTCCAGTAATAGAAAGATCATTAAGTTTGAGGTTATGCCTCTTCTTAAATATTTCAGCTTTTAGTTTTCTATCTAGTTCTTTAGTTGCATCAGATACTTTTTTAATTTCTGCGTCCCTAATAGCCTCTAACTTAATTACCTCTTTTCTAAATTCGTTATACTTTATGGCAAGTTCTCGCCTTTGCTGTGCAAAAGCTATGTTTCTTTTGGCTTTTCTGTCAAATTTTTCATACTCAGCATATATCTCATCAAGCTTTATTGAAGCTTTTTGAAAGTTGGCATTAGCTGACAAAATAGCTTTGTCATTAGTGTTTACCCTTGCCCCCTTCATGATTTTCTCAGCTTGCGTTGCGATAATTGCAGAGTCTCCTAAACTGCTTGCTATTGGTTCGCTTGCTCTTACTGCTCTTTCTGCTGATAGCTTGCTAAGTAAGTCGGTTACCGCTTGAGGTGGTTTTATTTTGGGTGTTGGCTTTTTAGTCCCATATTTGTTAGAAATAATAGAACTTCTCTTAGCCTTCATTTGCTCAAGTGTTAGAGGCTTAAAGTTCTTATCTAGGTTTAGCTTTGCAAACTCTTTAGCTGTTAGCTTTCCATCGTTTAACCACTTGGTTCTTTGAACTCCTATTGCTTGCTCTTGAAATCCTCTAGGTTGCGTTTTAAGCCAGTCGTAGTAAGTGCTTTTAGCAGACACCTCACCTTTCAGAGAAGACCTAGTTCCCTCATCATCTAACTCATCTAGTCCTAGCTTTGGGTCAGTAACAAAAACAAAAGTTGATCTGCAATTAATATGTATAGGGGGCATAGGACCCTTGCCCATTTCAAACTCTAGCCCGTCTAAGCTTCTGCACTGTTGGGTAGTTCTTCCGTCTAGGGTAGCTCTCCATTTATAGGCTGTTATGATGTCACTGTTCTGCTCCCATGTCTGAAGTCTAGCAGTTGCGCTAACGTGTTGCACTGCTGTTCTAATTACCGCTTGTGCTTGCCTAGTTTGCAGACTTGTTAGACCGTCCTTAAAATTGTTAGCCCGTGTTCCCCGTATGGCTTGGGTCATTTGGCTTAGTGTTTGCCCCTCTTTGTATCCTTTGCGAATAACTCCGTTCACTTGATTAATTCTAGTCCTAGACCAGTTTTTAACAAATGGCTGTAGTAAGTCACCAGTTGCGCTAATAGGAGACGTTAGAGCTTTGGCATAAGCTATATTAGCCGCAGAATTAACAGTAGCACCCTTAACAAAAGAACCGATAGTATCCCTTTCAAAATTAGCATCATCTTTAGCTAGTTTCCCCAAGTCTTTTTCTAGGTCATTAACTATAGCCTTTTGATATTTCTTGTTAAGCTCTGTAGAGTAACTAATTAAACTGTTAAGCTCTTTCTTGGTTAATTCATCTAACGAATTAACATTTAATTTTGAAGCTTTTGCAATTAAATCACGCTCAAAGCCTTTGGCTATTTTTTGGTAGTCTCTGACTTTGCCAGACTTAAACCTTTCTAACAAGACTTGATGCCTAGTTGCTATGTCTGTAATTGATCTAGGCATTATCTAGGTCATCATCATCATCATCATCAGCAATGACAGTATCTAACCCGTCTAGCTGGCTTGCGTCAATAATGTCTCTGGCTTCCTCATTGGGTAGCTCTGCAATATTAGCTTTAAGTAAATTGTTCCTTAGCTCTTCCCATGTTAGAACGTCATTCTGCCATAGTGAGAGTAACGATTGCTGATCTTGTGGCTGTAGCTTGTGAATAGAGAAGTCAGTATTAAGATCAAAAGTAATCTCTCCATCAGTGCCGATAAACTCCATGCACCACCCAAGAGCTTTTCTGATTGCTTCCGCAGTATTGTTAGCGGCTGAAGCCAAAACGCTAGTTTCTGAAGCATTTTCTAATCCTGCCTCAGTTGCCGTTCTTTGAACTGCTCTCTGTTCTACGAGCTTTGCTCCTAACGCCACCATTTGCCTTTCCTTCGTATCCATAGCCTCTTTGGGCATGGAGTTAGCAGAGGCTTGTATAAGCCCCATAGAACCGCCTTCTGGCAATGGAACTGCGCCTCTACTTCCAAGAGTAACTTGCCCCTGCAATACGTCATCTACCCAAGCTTGAGTTAAACCAGTCATGTAAGGGGTAGGTTGTCCAGTAATGTAACAAGCTTCTTCGTAGTCTGCACTGTTGCGATAGTGGGCAAGGTTTAGAACAGATAGATCATAAAGCGGGGGTAGGTCTGGAACTTCGTCATTGTTTTCCCACCCGATAAACTGAAAAGGTATTTCTGTTAGTGGTTGTCCTTGTGCTGAAGTCGGAACAAATTGATCTATTAACCCATAATCACCTTTACCAACTCCACCGCTACGCCTCCATATTTCAACTTGGTAAATACCTTCCACAAGTCGTAAAACTCGATACTGCTCTACAATCTCTTCTTTAAATCCGTCATCATCTTCTACATGGGTTTCAGATAGAACTACAAGAGTTAGCTTGTTCTTTGCTCCCTGCCTTTCGCTTCTCCAGTTAATAATATCAGTAGCATCATAATGTAGAATGTTAGGTCTAATTGATCCGTCAATTTGATCTTGCCTAGTTGCTACACCTTCTACCGCTGGATAGTCTACAAATAAACCCGCTCTGCCATTTGCTAAAACATGACCAAGAACGCATTTACTTTGCTGGGTTAGAGATACCCCAGAACCATCAGAGTCTTCTATAATAGAATCTAGCAAGTCTGGAACATTTATAACGGGGTCTTTGCTAAACACTTGCCCCACTAGACCAGAAAGAGTTCTAGCAGTTACGTTGTAAAACACTGCACGTTTTAAATATTGCTGATAACGTAATTCATTTTCTGCGCTAACATCATTAACATTAGGTTTAGGCAGATAAGTGTCTTTCTTTTTCTTAATCGCTCTCTCTCCCTTAATGCAGTCTTGCACTAGCTCCCATGAATCGTATAACTCTTCATAAAGCGGGTGTTGATGGTCTACCTCTGGCATAAATTAAATTACTTGTTTTATTGTTATCTTAGTAGCTGATCTAACATTTCCGTGTAAGACTCTATAGCGGATTTCATCATAAGCGTGATCATCAGCCCCCTTTAAAACATCCTCTGGATTGTTAGGGTCACGGCTCATTATAGGCAGAGTAGCTATAGATGCCAAGCAATTATTCATGAAGTAGATACCCGCTCCCTCTCCGTCTATTGATGCTTTCATTCTTTGCCTTATCAAATCTAATCCTACAATCCTAGAACCAGCAGACTTGTTAGATTTTATCCAGAATACTTTTTCGTCTTCCATCTTCTTAGCTATGGTATCTGCATTTTTCTCTATTACGTTAGAGATTTGGTTATCAGCAGGACCTGCATTAACTTTACCATCTATCCAGCCTAGTTTCTTTAGCTGGCTTTCCATTTGCTTTATGCCCTGCGCTATTTCTTTAGCTGTTAGTGCTAGTCCTTTGTTAGTGCCTACCTTGTCAGCACCATACCACTCAGCTATTCTTATTAGCGTTCCCTTTGGAGGGCAAAACGTATCGCCATTCTCTAATATTGCTTCCTCCCCGTTAGCTTCAGCCCACCACCCCACAGAAAAAGGTGTAGAACTTCCCCAGTCAAAAGAACGATCTAACCGCCATGAAAAAGGGATTCTAAACCTTGGCATAATGTGAGTATCGGAACGCCACAGATCATCCAATGCGCCACCGCTAACAATGTTCCAGTCTCCGTTAAGCATAGCCTTAACAAGATCTGGTGAGCCTAGCCCCTCTAGGTTTCCGCTATACTCATCATAATCTAGAGTAGGGTTATCTGTTAGAAGTGCGGGTATGTATTGCCTACGCATACCACCCTCCTTTTTAGGCATTTCTACAATGTCTTTATATGGGGCATTATCTACAAAGGTAGCCTTAACCCAACTATGCCCAACTCCGCTAGGGTTAGAACCGCACAAGATGCGAGGGAACATTCCCTTATGATGATCTGGCAAAGCTAATGAACCTATTCGACAACGCCCCCGCAAATATCTGTAAATAGATTCTGTGAAGTGTGTAAGCTCATCTATCATTAGCACATGAATTTCTGCACCTTGATATTTAAATTTGTCTTTTTCATGCTGGCAGTGGCAAAGCCAAATCTTAGAGCCATTCCAAAAGGTAATAACATTCTTGGATGCATTGTAAGCGCAAATTCCTTTGCCTATCCATTTATCTAACAAAGTGTGAAAGCCTCCGCTTCCCTCCATGTGGTTCTTGTAAAGGTCTTCTGATACCCTGCGGAATAGATACACCTGTAGCCCTGCAATCTCACAGCACCATGACAGGGCGGCAATTCTCATTAAGTGACTTTTCCCTCCACCTGCCGCCCCGCCATAGAGAATCTCATTAGCCTTGCTAAAAAATGCTTCAGACTGCTTATCATGCAATCCAATATCTAGAGCGCAATCACTCACTATCTGGCTTCTTGGCAAACAGGTTAATAGTAGGTGTTAGGTCTTTCATGCTAACCTCTGATTCTGTCTTGGATTTATCCTTTTGTCCCAGCATTTGCTTGCCTAACCAGATTAGCATTGTTGGGTTTCCTTGCCTAGCTAACTTCAACTGTTCACGCCTTAGAGAAACCTTTAAACGTGCTTGCCCCTTTTTATGCGCCCTTGAAAACTCCCCGCCTTTCTCGTTAGGATCATGCCTCATGCGCTCTTCTATTGTGCTTACTGAGCAATCAAAAACCCCAGCCATATCTTCATAGGTTGCTCCTATGCTGGCTAGGTTCTCAACCATCTCTAAATCAAACTCTTTCTTTGGTCTTCCTGTTTTCTTCATTTGTTAGATTATATTGGTTCACCGCAGTTAGCACAATGCTTAGTTTTGCTCTCTGCCTTATCCTCTAGCTCTGGGGGAGGGCAAGCGGTCATTAGCTCTTCTACAGTCTCTATCTCGAAGCCTGTAAGCTCTAAGTCAAAGTCTCCGCTGTCTATGTCTCCGATAATATCAGCAAGCTCTGAGCGGTCTATTTCTGCAAGCTCTGCTATCCTGTTGTCAGCTACTAGATATGATAGTTCATCTTTGACGTTATCAAAGTCTTGGAAGTCTACAGGAACTTCTTTTAGTCCTAGCATCTTACTTGCTTCTAGCCTCCCGTGACCAGATACAATAAATCCAGACCTGTTAGAGACTATGATAGAGTTTCTAAAGCCTTGGTGTTTTATAATCTTTGCCAGTAGCCTAATTTGATTTGGGCTGTGGGTGTTAGGGTTTCTTGGGTGAACCTTTAAAGATTCAACGCTAACAACTTCATCATGAGAACACTTAACTTTCATCGTATTGATCTAGCAAAAGCCTAAACATTTTAGGTTGTGAAATGTTGTTGTCTTTAGCCATTTGTCTAAACTTATCTGCATAGCTATTATCTAGTGACATTGAGAGAATAAATCTAGGCTGGTTTAGCTTGGGTCTTCCCGCACCTTTCCTAGCTCCACCTCGTTTACTTTTAATCTTTTTAGTTTTCATTGTTATATTCAATTTCTAATAGGAGGTTGATATAATGCTTTGCTTTTAGCAAGTCTTCAACTCCGTTTTTTGTCCTGTGCCTTGTGACGTATTTAATCACGTTAGATTCACAATAGTTAAGCTCGTTTCTTTGGCAAAAATCAACTGGCTGTATTACCAAGCTTTTATAATGGTTACCTCCTACTTGTTTTTCTTTTGCGCTTTCTGCCATTGTGCCACTTCCTTTTCGTTTTCTAAGTCACTTTCTCCCATTGCTGGGATACGTTTTGGTTTTTTGTTAGAAAATATTTTATCCCAATTTGCTCTGTATTTGTCAGTGCTTGGTTTAGAAATTAGGCTGTCTCCTGTGATGCTGTTTTTTGATCTTTTATCCATTTGGCTTCTCCTTGTGCTTGCATGGCTACAGCTTTAGCTTTGTTCCATTCTCTCATTCTCCCGCAATAAACCTTTTTGTTATCTTTGAAGATGTTAATAATGTAACAGCCATGCGCTACGCTGTAATGGCATCCTTTAACGCCTGTATTCACCTTGTGGCTTTTCTTAGTTTTGGTTTGTTTTGCGTTTAGATATTTTAGTCCAGTATCTAACGCCTTTAATTCTCTTGCGCTCCAATCCGATAAGATTGATTTTTTGTTACTCATGATATTGATAAAATACTTTTAAAGTGGTCAATCAGTCAACTCTTTTTAGTGATCTTTGAAAAAGTGTTTTCCTTTGTTTGTTAGGGTAAGATTGATTTTCCTCCTGTCTTTTTTGCACCTTGTCCTTTTTGCAAATCCAAGTCTTTCTAGCTTGTCTAGCATCCCTGTTAATGAGGCTGGAGTCATGTGTGGATTGTAGAGGCTAGTAAATGTTCTAGGCTCTCTGTCGTATAGCTCTTCCATTACCCACAGTTCACGTATGGTTAATCCTTTTTTAATTGCTTCTTCTATTATCATGATTCTAGTTCTTGTTCAGTTTTAATAATGATTTCTTTTACTTCTTCTGCTGTTAGTGATTGCCTATCTATTAGATAAGCTAATGCGCTTAGTATGCTTGTTTTCATGTTTTTTGGTTTTGTTGTTTTGCCCCCCGAAGGGGGCTAGATTGGTTATGAATAAATTTCATTGTAAACTGCCACAGTGTCATCCGCTAACATTTGAATAAGCTTTGCCTTGTGTGCTATGTAGTCATTTAAAAGCTCTTGCGTTTCTGGTGGTCTAAGGTCTGGGTTTCTTGCTGATTCTTTTTTAATGAATTTATTAGTTCCCTCTAATGCACTCATAACTTGTTGCTTTTCGTAATCGGTTAGTTTTTTCATTTTGTAATAGTGTTAAGGTTTGCCCCCCGAAGGGGGCTAGATTAGTTAGGCTGTGAAGAATTGGGCAGAAACAAACATTGCCTCCATTTCTCTGTAAGTTACAGGCTTGTTAGCTAGGTCAGAAAACTGAAGATTTTTAAGGTCTTCTTGAACATCCCACCCGCCAACTTCTCCGCTCATCCAATCATCTAAATCTTCATTGTAGACCATCTTAAAACAGCGCATCATGTTGCCTTTGATTTCTAGTGAGTAGTATTCGCCTAGCTCGGTTTCAATGTCGAAGCTTGTGATTTCTTTGTTAAGAACTGAAGGTGTTATAGTTTTCATATTTTGTAGTAGTGTTTTTGGTTTTGGTTGCGGTTGCGGTTGCTCCCGCTGATGAATGTAATATGGGGTAATACCTCTAAAACTACAAGCACTAATTCAAACTATTTTACTACAGCAAGCTACAGCCCTTATTCTATATAGGTTTTTTGCCCTATATTTTTTTGATTAAATCAGCTACTTCTAGCCATTTTTCCCTAGATTCCTTGTTTTTATACAGATCACGCAATGCTTCTAGTGCTTGGTTAGTCCTTTGCTGTTTTCTGCTAGGCTTGTTAGATACATCTTTTGGTAGGCTGTCTGTTAGATCCCACACAATAGATTGCCTACCTGTTATTCTGCATACCCTACTTCCCTTTTCGTAAATTACTCCAAGCTCACGCATTTCTGAAAGCCTTTGATGGGCATAGGTATAATTCATTTTAACCTCTAACTCTTTAGCTGTTACACAACTTTCGTTTAGTAGCTCTTTATAAATCTCTAATCTTGTCTTAGAAAGTAAACCTTCTGCTTTGATTTGGTTATAGCAATCTATAGAAGTTTGCCTTACTCCGCTGGGGTGTTTGTCGTTAGAATAGGAGACATTTATTTTTCCAATTTGCATATCTGTTAGCGTTCGATTGGGAATCCCTGCCTAAGATTTTCTTCAGCCATAGCTTTTAGAGTTTCTAACTGGTCATGAACACGCTCTGTAATCATGTCTTGATGAAAACCTATTAAATCATCTTCTGTTAGATTATGCTTTTGCATAAAATCTTTATCTTCTTTTGTTAGTTTTAGTTGCATTGGTTTTTGTAGTGTAGGTTAAGGATTGCAGTAACTTCTTCATTGGCTTTATTGAGCCTCTCCACGCTCCGCATAATTTTATCTACTATCTCTTCATTAGTGTAAAGGTCGCTATCTAGGTTCTGCGCTATAAACTTTAAAACGGATGCCTCATTCATTACAGTTCCTTGCAAGTGTCCACAGCAAGTAGCGTTTGGGTGTTTGTATTCTTTTTTAGTGTCCATGATTTTAATATGTTTTGTATTCTATCCACAAAGCTTCTAAAGCTCTAGCTTTTTCTTCATCTGTTAGGTCTGCATCATTGAGCAAAATTATTTCCGTCTCATCGTCTGGGGTTTCTTTTAAACCGCAATAGCTCATCCCCTTTTGCCCCTCATCAACTAACCCCGCTACAGGTGTTAAGATGTCATTATTATTATAAAATGTGGTTTCTATTTCCATTGGTTTATTAGGTTATGAATTTGCCTTTTCTATTTGGGCTTCGTCTCCCATTTTCTTGCAACGTGCAAAAAATTCAAATGCTGATTTTTCTGTTAGCTTTGGAGTTGTCTTCCAGTCGCTTTCTATGCCCAAGGCTTTTCGTTCTTCTCTTTCGTCTGCTGGTGGTCTATAGGAAACAATCCAGTTTTTTGTATTCCCGCTATGACTAGCTTTTGCTTTTTTTGTTCTGCTGTATTGCATTGTATTAGTTTTAAGGTTTGCCCCCGAAGGGGCTTTGAGTTTTATGCGCTGTAAGTTTGTCCCTCTATCTTCCAAGACAAGCTAACTTGATTGGTGGTTATTTTGCGTAACCATCTTAGTTCTAACAAAGCCTCTTCTAGTGTCTCGAAGTATTGGTGTTTAATAACGCATCCTTCGCCCTTGGTGATTTCAAAAATGAATTTCATAATGTAGTAGTGTTTGTGCGGTTGCTCCCGCTGATGAATGTAATATGGGCTAATGGTTGAATTATTACAAGCACTATTTTAATTATTTTTACCCCCTCCCTTTAAGCCCTGTTTTAATTGGGTTTGGGGAATATTGGGAGAGGGTTTTTGTTAGCACTACTACACGCTAAAATTATTAATCTTCGTAAAGCTCATCATCTAACTCTTGCGCTTTCTCAATTACTGAAGTTGGGACAAATTTCTCCCCTAATTCTCCATAGTTATCTATTGCTCCTGTATCCTCTGCCTGTGCAAGAGAGCCATAATATTTCCCGCATGGAGACTCTAGCGAAAGGTGGTATTTTTCCCCGTCATGCTCCGCTTCGATTTTCCATTTCTTAAATGTGATGTTTACAGTTTTCATAGTGTTTGGTTTTTCGTTTTTTGTTTCTGTTAGGGGGCTAGAGTTGTTAGCTACAGTATGCAGTGTCGTATGCGTCTTGCGTCATGTCTTCTATGCTGTATTCACTGCCAGCGTCAAAACCCCAACATTTAAAAAGTGAATATTCTAATCCGTTAGTCTCAGTTTTTATTCTGAGTTTGTTAATTCCAAATGTAGTCTTAATTGTGATCATTTTAGCAGTTCTGCTAACAACTTCTATTTCACAGTTTCCGACTGGTCCGATTCCTTTGTAGACTTTGTTGATTTCAAATTTCATGGTTTTTATTGTTTTGGTTTGTTGCGGTTGCTCCCGCTGATGATTGAAAAGTAAGGTAATAATTGAATTATTACAAGCACTAATTTAACAATCCTATATTTTATAAGGGCTACAGAGGCAAAATAATTTTATCCCTGCCATAATTCTAGCTCAAAACTACGCCTTTTAACCAATCCTTTGCGGATTTGCCCCCCTGCTTTTCTATACATAGGGAGAACCTCTACAACGCTATCATAATTACCATCATTTAACCGCCCATCTTGAGAGACTAACTGATACAATGCACCCCTGCCACAGTTGTAAGTAAAACTTGTTAGAGCTGCTAATTGATTATCTGTTAGAGGAACTTTGACAATAGATAGAACTACCTGTTTTGTTTTGTGCAATTCTGCCTCTAACAATTCGCTTGCTTCACGCTCAGAAATTATACCCTTACTAACAGCTTTGCCAGTGTGACCATAACCAATAGTTCTCTTGCCTCCGCAACACGTATAAGCTTCAGAGCGGAAACCTTCAAAATGCTTAACTCCTTTTGTCATTTTATACCAAGGCACTTTAGGAGTAACTAAAACCGCTTCTGTGCTTCCGTAAGCTAACCCAGCTAAATAAGCTAAAGCGCATCCAATAATGATAGTAGTAATTTTCATTTTGTAATAGTGTTAGAGTTTGCCCCCCGAAGGGGGCTTGTTAATTATTTTGCATACTCGCAATCAAAACCATTCTCTTCTAGAATTTCTATGATAACTGGTAGCAGTGCAAACACTCCGTCATAATCTGTTAGCTCTTTGTCTTTGAACCATAACCCGCCTTCAGCATACCAGTTTTCTCCACCGCTTGCATTATCAAAAATTTCAAAGCTCCCGTAGTGATTTTTGGGTAGTCTAACAATGTAGGTAACTTCTACATTATTTTCTGTTCTTACTATGCCAAAAGAGTTTTCCATTTTTAGATTCTCTTTAACTATTTTAGTGATTTCTTCTTTCATGTTTTTTTTGGTTTAGTGTTTGCCCCCCGAAGGGGGCTTTAGTTGTTAGATTGCTTCTACTTGTGAAGCGTGAAATAGAGCGTATTGCTTGGGGAAAAGGAAAGAGTCTTCTTTATCTTTTTTGTCTACCTTAACCCAAGTAATCCCGTAACCGAATGACTTCTGACCTTTGCTAACTTGGAAACCTGCTTTTTTCCATCCTGCATAAGTCTTGCAGTCTACATAAGGAGTGCCGTTAAGCTTTGCTTGTGCCATCTGCTCCTTGCAGAAAGCGTATCCTGTAGCGGAGAAGTTTAACCCATGGCTCTCTGCGATTGCTTGAGCCTCTGAGATGATAGCATCTGTTAGCGACTCTTTAATTGCGTTCCACTTGTTGCGTAGTTCTGCGGAGCGTTCTTTTTTGTTGGTCTTGGTTTTCATGGTTTGTAGTAGTGTTTTGGTTTGTTGCGGTTGCAGTTGCTCCCGCTGATGATTTGAAACTAACCCTAGATAAGAAAAACCGCAAGCACTAAATCAAAGAAAGTTTAGTAGAGAAGCACAAAAAACCCGCCAGCCCTTTATCTATAAGGGTTAGCGGGTGTAAACTTTTTTTCGTTTAAGGCTGTTTTCCTATGTATTCATGGCTGTAACATACCCTGTTAGAGTCTCTAATTATTGCTTCATCGCTTTTACCAAAGCAGTTAGCTTGTCTTGCCGTTCCATCTGTTAGAACATAGCTAGTCCTCTTGACCATGTTAGTAGTGGTAGCCCTCCATAGGTGTTTATTTTTGTTCCTGTATTCTCCTAGAGCGGGGTGGGCTGTCTTGCTAAAAAATCTTTTGCCTTGGCTAGTGTAAATTTCTGCAATGCTGTTAGAGAACTTGCTACCTATTCCCATTCCTTGCCATTCTGGTAAGACAACTATCCTGCTCTCTCTCCAATAACTTTTTATGTCTCTACCGCACCCATGAATTACAGCGGAAAAAGCTACAGGTTGCCCGTCAATATTACCTAAATAAAAATGGCAACTTTTACTAACAGAAGAATCTAAATAGTGATGCTTTTTGAAACGAAACCAATCTTTGAAATAGGCGGGTCTGATTTCAAGTGAAATAGGTAACCGCTGAAAGGGTCTATCTTTTTTTTTACCCATTCTCTTTTATCAGTGTCGTAAATGTTGCATGGCAGTAACCAGTCAATAACGTCTCTGTGACAGGTTGCAATTATTATGCTTTTTAACTGCTCTTTGTCGTAGTGTTTACGCATTGCTACTGAGAGAGAACGAGCCGTGTTCCTGTCTACTACGCTACTAAATTCATCAAAGACAGTTTGCCCCTTATCCATAGACAGGGCTATTTCTGCTCTGTGCCTTTCTCCGTTGCTGAGTTGTGATAGTGGTCTTAGCCAAGCGGGAATAGTTCTCAGCCCACAGGCTGTTAGAAGTTTTTCACAAGCTAACTCGTTAGAAAACATTTCGTGCAAAGGGACAAACTCTTGCAATACGTTTTCTTCTAGCCCCCATTCTTTTAAGATAGTGCTTTTACCACTGCCAGAAGATCCTACTAGCAGAGTTAATCCTGTCTCTGGCTTTTCTGGTATTGCAAAAGATTCGTCAACTTCGTGCAAATCGTATTTTTCAAATATGCTCATTCTGTTAGATTATTATTACCTTAATATTTGTAGAGAACTTTATCTGGTTTGTCTTGTTCTAACTTATCTATTGCTTCTGCTATAGCGTCATGTCTCCATTCTTTAACATAGCTCCCATAGCCCGTCATCTGGCTACAACTTTCTCCCCCTTCCCAACTCCATCCGTCTATAGTTTCTACGATTATCCTGCATCCGATTTTATCATCTTCAACAATGCAGTTAGATTTTTCTGCAAGTCGTTTCAATTCTGGAAACCTGTTTTTAATTTTCATATCTGTAGTAGTGTTTCTGTTAGTTTTTGGTTTAACAAAGATGATCACCTAAGTTAGCTTTGCTTAGTGTTCCTAACTGATTACAGTAGGCTTCCCATTCAGTGACAAACTCACCTTCTTGTAATTGGTCTTCTAGAATGTCTTGCGCTGTATAGTAAGCCTCAGACATTCCGATAGCCTCCCAGCTAGAACCGCTTTCTAATTTGTTGCGTAGTGTATTAACTCGCCTCTCTAACTTTAAGATAGCTGTTATAGCTTTCTTGTTAGTGATTGAAGCTTTGTTAATGTTTGCTTCAACTTCGCTTTTTAATGTGATCCAATTCATTGTAGTAGTGTTTGGTTTGTTGCGGTTGCTCCCGCTGATGATTTCAATTTAGGGGATGAATTGATAAATGCCAAGCATAAAAACAAAAAAACTTTCTAGCCCTTATTCTTCAAGGGTTTCCGTCTCTTTTTTCTTTTGCCTCAGTAATGATTCCGCTTCTCTGAACCCATCTAACCTACCCAAAAACCAGTAATGGCTTTCTCTCCCGTGATATGGGGCTGGTCTGGTGTTGTATGGTGTTCCTGTTATTTTCCAGTCTTTGATTCCTGTTAGAAATCCTTGCTTATATGCTTCCGTTTTTTTCATGTTCTTTTGTTAGGTATTTTTCCAGTTCTGTTATTGCTTGTTTTATTTGTGGCTCTGATTCCATCGCTTCCATAACTCTTTTTATTGCCCATAAAATAGTAGCGTGATTTCTGTTAGAAAAACATTTTCCCACATTAGTAGTAGATAGGTTTGTTAATTTATATGTTAGATACATTGCAACTTGTCTTGCAAAAGCTTGTGGTTGCATCCTGCATTTTTCTAACAACTGTTCTTCAGTTACTCCCCATAGTTTAGAAGTTGCTGTTATTATTTTTTCTGGGGTTGTCTTTATTAATGGTGATAAGTTTTTGTAGTTCATTTATTCAAATCTTTGGTAAGCTCCGTTCAGACGTAAATCTAAGGATACATTCCTTTCTCCGTTTCTGTTCTTGGCTAGTAAAATGTTTGGGTCTTGCTCATGAGAATCTATTTTTAGATAAACATCTGCATCATGCGTTATAGCTCTGCTCTCTCTAACCATTCCGTTATCATTTAACTGAGTAGCTGTAATTACAGGGCATCTATATTTTTTGGCTATCTGCTTTAGTGTTCTGCTAACCTCTGCAACTTGCTCTTGTCTGCTCTTGTCTCTTCCATCTAACAGGGTAACTAACTGAATGTAGTCTACCACTATCAAATCAATGTTCTTTCCTGTTTGGCTAATTTGCTCCGCTTTTGCACTAATGCTTTCTAAAGAAATTGAATCGCTATCGCAAATTGTTAGACAGTCACTCTTTATAACGTCATCAATATATTCTTTGAGCATTACAAAATCTCGTTTGATAACTGGCTCAATGCTATTTCCTAGTATTTTACCAATGTGGATAGATTGCGTATTACTTGCCAGTCTTGCGTGAATCCTGCTTGCCTCTGTCTCCAATGAGAACAGCAATACGTTTTTACCCAAGGAAAGAAAGCTCGCCATAATTTGAAACATCAAAACAGTTTTGCCCCCGCTAGTTTCCGCTCCTACTACCCACAATTCATTAGAGCCTAACCCGCCCGTGTATTGATCTATTAATGGGATACCGCTTGTAGTCCCTGCGGTTGATTTGTTGTTATGTATCTCAACAAGTAAATCCTTAAACTCTTGCGCTCCTTGCTTCGCTGTTTTATAACCGCTCTCACTTTCCAGTATTGTTAGAATACCTTGCGTTATTTCTTTTGCGTTGTCTGCTACTTCTTCTGCTGTAAGTCCCTCTTGTAAACCTGTTATGCTTTCCGATAGCTTGCTATAAGAAAACCTTATTGCAGTCATGTTTTTCAAAACCTTTAGATGTTGCTTGCCTATTTCCCATCCGCAATATTCGCCTCTAATATTAGAAATATCATTGGATAGCTCTCTTCCGTTAGGAAGCCCCTTAATTTCATCTGCAAATTCTAACAGTTCTATTTCATGCGTTCTTTCTTCTTTGAATAACTTTTCGCAATATCTCCAAATAGTTTTTGGAATATGAGTATGGAAATAATCACTGTTAATATTTTCCTCTTTAAGTTTTGGAATAATCTTTTCTGGTTCATTTAAAACAGCGGATGCGATGTAGTTTTCTGCTATAGTGTTAGTAAAGTTCATTTGATTTTATTGTATTCTTTTTTTATAGTGTTTAATGCGATTGTTAATTTCATTCTAGCTTTTTCAGTGTCAGTTTTTGCTAGTGTTTTTATCTGTTCAAATAGTTCTTCTATTTTTTGGTGCGCTTGCTTCTGCTCTTCTGTCATAGTGCCTTTCTCCAAGCTTCTCTTTGTGTAGGGGTTTTATTAGTTCCCTGTTTGGCTTCAATCTCAAATAATCCAGTCCATCCGTTAGATATGCTTTTGTCTATTGAGGCTTTTGCGTTTTGTTCTCCCATTTTTTCTAATTGGTTTAGATGTTTAGTTATGGCTGTTTGGGTCAATGGCTTCTTTATTTCTTTTCGATAACTTTGCCATTCAACCCATGCTTGGCTAAATGATTCAGAATTGAAAGGTAAAACTACAGGCTTCCTTGAAGCCGTTCTTTTTCCTTTGTTCTTTTCATTGTTTTCTTTGTTATCATTGTTGTTTGTTTCCGTTTGATTCTCGTTTGGTTCTCGTTTGGTTTCTTTTTGCGTTTCGTTTGCGTTTCGTTTACCTTGATAACTCTCGTAATTACAAACAGTTACGCTTGTCGTTTGCCGTTCCGTTTTTAGTTCAATCATCGAATCACTTTCTAAAACTAACAGAAACCTTTTTACCTTGTTAATAGACCAGCCCCACCTTTTAGCCCATGTTTTAAGACTGTTTAAACTTTCGCCTCTATCGCAAATAAACAGCTTGCCCTTTATCATTACCTTTTTAGGTGCGTGATTAACTTCTAGCAGAATATCTAGCCAAGCTTTTAACTTGTCTGGATGCTCCCAAAGCCAGTTCTTTCTGATGCTTCTATAGAGAACTATAAAACCGATCTTTTTATTTTCTTCGCTCATAATGTAAAAAGCCCCTCCGCTTTTTTCTATATTGCTTTGCAGGGCTGATACAGATAAGCGGAGAGGCTCAAAATTATTTAGTTGTATCAGCCCTGCAAGATTGACGTTGAGAAGACTAAGCAGAAAAAATAAAAGTAGCTATCAAAATATTAATTATTTTTCATCTAGCAAACAAGATTGCTGTGATTGCCCTTTAATGGCTGTTTAGAGCGTTCTGGTGCGTTGCAGGGGATTTATTGCATAATGTAGCTAAAACGCAACAAAACGCCTCAGAGCGCATTATATGGCAATTGCTAGGTAAATACGTTTTCGTATTGCAGATTACCTTTGTTGTCAAAGTAAAACCTTAACCAGCATCCCCCTAAAGGTTTGGGCGGTCTTTCGTTCAAGTTGTGAAAATCGTAACCATCTGGATGATACTCCTGTTTGTAAGTTGGAAGGGATAAATGCAGTTGATCTTTCAAGCTTCTTTTGCCTTGGTTAGATACAACCTCTTGCACGTTTGTTAGTCCCCAACGCTCATGAATATGCCCCGCTACTACTATGTCTGCTTGTGGCAAATATGTTGCTCTCCTGTTAGCTTTGATAGTTCCTTTGGTAACAGGACCACCGCCACCCGCTCCGTGATGGTAAGCCATCTTAATTAGCTTAGTGCTACCCGCTCTCTTGAACCTAAAGAAAACCCAGCCCCCTATGCCTCCCGTGACAATGTTAGAGCCTGTGAATCTCATGCGCTCACAAAATCTTTCTAGAACATCTGTATCGTTGTTTCTAAGGTTGCTAATTTCATGGTTTCCCCGTGAGGCAAAACACAAATTATCTTTGTAATCTTGCATCCATTCATGGCAAGAGTTCACCACACAATCTAAATAATTATCTTGGTCTAAGTTTGCCCTCATGCCACTACGAGAACGCCTTGGATCGTAACGTCCTTGCATCAAACAAAACAAATCACCAAACGCCATAATTGGAGCGTTACGTTTTTTGGCTTCTTCAAAATCTCTTTTGAGCAAATCCAGATCACAATGAGCATTATCCCAATGCCAATCTGAAGTAAGTAAAACCCACTGCTCCCAACCATCTTTATAAGGTTGATTGCCAGCATCTCCTTGTAGCAAAGCTACGTCATTGTATTTGTTAATTGTCCAATCCATTTTTTTTATTATTAGTTGTTAATTCAAGATACATAAAATCTAACATTTATCAAAACTCTAATTCTTCTCTTAAATCTATAAGTCTAACAGCCCACCTTTCAGCTTTACCGCCTCTTTTAACTTTTACTTTTCTCCAGCCGTGAATGTGAACATTCCACCCTGCTCTTAATATCTTATACAGGTTCTCTTCATCTAGCATCTTTTTGCGTCTAGCAGAAACACCGCTACCGCTCGTAGTCTGAACTGCTAGTGTCTCTCCGTCTTTAATTGCCAAAACGTCAATGATCCCAAAAAGATCATGCCTTCGCTTAGTAAAACTACACCACCTTTCTACTACTTGCGCTGTATAGCCTTGGTCACGTAATAACTTCAGTGTTCTTTGTGTGGGGCTACTCATAATATTCTATCTGCTATTGCCCTTTCTATGCAAACGTCATTTGTTAGATACTTCAATGCAAGCTCTCTATCTGTTTCCAAAACCTTGTAAAAGTTCTTACCCTCTACACCTTCTTTTTCTAAATCAACTTTGCTTAGAACCTTTCCGCATCCAGACTCTTTTCCAATTAAAGATAATTGCTTTACTGCATTGTCTGCACTGCAATAGCTCGGATATTTTCCACCAAATAAATAGACTTGGCTAATGTCTAAAAACTTATCTGTTAGCCAGCCTCCTTGGGCAACTAAAGCATATGGTGTTCTAACACCTAGCTTCCAGCTTCTAACAATTAGATGTCGAGGGTCAAAGCTTTCTTTAGTATTGCTACCACTCCAAAAAGCCCACTTATTATTAGACTCTACAAACATTTTCCAAAAGCTTTCTAAAATATCACGCTCGTTATCACTAGCTAAGTGAATAACTTCATCACTGCCACTAAGGTTAATTCCTATAGCGCAAATGCTAGAAGTGTGAGGGTCTAAAGAAGCTTTTTCTAACAGGCTTTTTTTGTATTCACTTTCTGCCTTTTTCAGTTTCGCTTGAATCTTTTCTGGGTCTTTTAAATTGCCTATCTTAACATCATCTTTGTTGAATGGCTTTGCCTGTCTTAATATCTCTTCTGAGTCATAAGGCTTGGTTTCTATGTCGAAAATATTGGTTTCCATGTCTTGTAAAATTAGATTAAAAAAATGCCCCTAACCTAGCAGAAAGAACGTAAACTGACTAAGTTAGGGGCTACACTATGCACACTACTGCAAAATATTAAAATGGCATATCTTCAAGCTCTTCAATGTCTGCCTCTTTGGGGGGAGGGTTGTCATTAGCTACTGCACTGTTAGGGGCTGTTACTTTGCTTTGTATCCATTGGGGGAGATTGTCAAAGCTTTCGTTAGAATGATTCATTGGGTCATAATGAACTAACTTTGCTTCTGGCTCTAACTTGTCGCTTCCCTCGTATGGTTCAACGTCTGCAATATTTGCATAGGTTCTAGAACCATCTTGGCTAGTTTGGTGTTTAATCTTTAAAGTGCATGGAACGCCTAGTAACTTTTGCAAGTCGAAGCCTCCCAGCTCTTGCTGAGTAAACTCCTTATCTCGCCAGTCTTCCAACACTTGTCTAAGCGATGCTTTAGGGGCAAGTGAACAAGTAAAGGTTCTGCTAATCTGCGCTCTGCCTGTTTGGGTTTCCCCGTCCTTGCTCCACTCTCTAACAATACTTGGAATTTCCCATGTTAGAATAACTTGGTTTTTAGTTCCGTAAGCGGTTTCTTGCTCACCGATTCCTGCAACTGTTACACAGATTGCTTCATGTCTACCTTTTGCGATTGGCTCATAATTAGAACCACCGCTTTCTTCTTTTATTATCATGTTTTTATTGGTTTTGGTTAATGCCTTTTAGCGTCTTGCTTTTTGGCTATGTCATTGTGACGGGGGCAAATTTAGGTTGTTTTCGTATTCATGTAAAGCTTCAAATAAAGATAAACAAAAATAGGCAGTGTAGGCTAAATGTTGCATGGTTCTTAATCCACCAGTCATTTTCTCTATTGCGTCATCAACTGAATAAAAAATCTCTGGCTTGTTTTCTACAGTTACAAACGTCAAGCGGTCATCATCATGAGACGCAATCATCTTGATGTTTTTATTTATTAAGATGTCTATGCCGTAATGCCTAGCTTTCATAGTTAGGCAGTCTTCGCTGTCTTTATCTATCAATTTCTTTTTGTTTTGTTATTAATTTTGTTACTCTCGTTTTGAACACTATCATCATTAATCCAAGCATAAATAGTCATTATAGTTAGAAAAATAACAAGACTGCAAAAAATGTAGCACCAAAATAATAATGTTAAGCTCATAACTAATATTTGGGTTTTCTGTTAGGAACTTGCCTACCACCATCTATAAACTCATGAGAAGCTACTGTATTGATATACTTTTCTACACTTAGCTCCTCACTGCTAATATGAGTTATTTTAGGTTGAACATAAGGTGCTGGTCTAGACCAATATTCCTCAACCTTTATTCTGTTTTTGATTTTTGATAGAAAAGATTTTGGTTTTTTATTCATAGCTAAAATTAAAACATTTGATCAATCAAATTTATTACTAAGCCTGTCTATTGCATCAGCTAGTTTTGCATATGATTGAAAGTGCAAAGCTTGCTCTTGCTTTCTGTCTTCTCGTTCATCCGCAATAATGCTCTTAATAAATTGCGTGTTGTCTTTGTCTTTTTTAGTTTGGTTAATTACCATTGTTATTATAGTTGCGAATAGTGCAAAAATAATCATTCCGATTAAACCGCCATGCTCTGCCCAAATAGTTACGTCATTCATTTTTTAAATTAGATTTTTAGATGTTTTTCTATGCGGGTTAATCTTTCTTCTATTGTTAGATTTTTAACATTCGATTTACTGCCCCTCATTTGTTTTTTTACCAAATCAATAAACCATTTTTTTTCTAACAGATTTCCAGGACACGATTTAAAAGTTTTCGGGTCATCCCTGTGAAATTTTACAGTTTCTTCAGTGGCAATAGTATCCATTCTTTCTAACAAAATTGCAACTGTTTTAGCTGTTACAGTAATAACCTTCAAACCTCTACCGCTTGTTGGGCTTTCCTTGTCGTAATTGCCTAACATCTCAATGCCTATGCTGTTTTTGTTAAAGCTAACAGCATGAACTCCCCTGCTTTGCAAACTACTCAAGCCAAAGGTTTTTTTGTCATCGGTAAATAAATGAGGTCCTGCTCCCCACCCTAAAATGTTTTTATAGTAATGGTGAAGGTTTTCTAGATGGGTTTGATTCCAACCATTACGCCTCATCTCCAAGTCTGGAAAATAAGTGTGGTGAATAGTTACTGAATTTGCCCAATCTAAATTAAGAGTTGAAACATAAGCCCTAAAGCTTTCTTCATCCCATGACAAACCACGTAACGTAAAGCCCATTATTTACTAGAGGTTTTGTCAATTACCACTTCCAGCCCGCCTTTAGGTGAATAGTAGCTTTTGAATCCTTCATCTTGAAAGCCAACGCTCAAAGGCAAACTGTTAGAACAGCCTGTAATAATTAATGCCAGAATTACTAATGCGATGTAGCTAGTTAATGATTTTAGTTTGTTTTTCATATTTTCGTTTTTGTTAGTTTAAGCGGTTCTACCTTTTCTAATAAGCTTGCAGTAAAATGAGCAACTATCTATATCTACACCACCATCTTCACTGTCATATCTTATTCTTGCAGGGTTATTAATGTCGTTGCTGTCTTTTAAGTAGATACCCTTGTATGTTGAAATGTAGTATGTAGACCCACTTTGTTGATTGTAATTCAATAGATTTACTATTCTTGTCGTTCCCCCTAAACCTAATTCTATCCACATTGCAAATGATTGATTTTGTCCTGATGGGTCTACTTCAAGCTCTATAAAAATATCAATCATGTCTCCTACAGATAAACTAGAAAAATCAAACCTGTTAGTTGCAGTGTTCCAAAGATTAGAAGGTCCTAAGTCTGGAGAGCTAACAAAAGAACCGCTACCACTATTGTTGTTTTCTAAATCTTCTGTGCCACCAAGGAAACTAGTTCCTTGTGAGCCACTATGAACGTAATTGTAAGCTCCAAAATCCCAAAGGTCTGAAGGTCCTACAGATGAGCTTTGCGTTATTTGCACCCCGCTTGCTGGTGCGCCATCTGGTAAGATAAATTTGTTTAAATCGAGAGCCATTTTTTATTTTTGTTAGTGTTTATGATGCAGTGTATAAATTATTTTGGCTATTGTCTTCTAATGTAATGTTAGAATCATCGCTTGCCAGTATAACGTCTGCATTAGGATTGTAAAAGATATTGTCGCTCCAAGGTCCTAGTTCACTGTCTATTTGAACTCTGTTTCTAAAGTAAAATCCAGAAGCGGATGACACGGGTAGCTGCAAAGTAATTTTGTCGTTTGTTAGATCTGAAGGTTGCGTTACGGGGAAACTGGTGAAATTAAAACCATCAGTTGAATACTGTAGCTGGATATAATCAAAAACCTTGCAAGACGGGGGTGTTGGGTCTGGTATGCAAACAGGTATAAGTATAAAAGTTACTTCTGTATCATCAGATAAATCTAAATCAATATCAAAGGTTGTTAGCTCTATAATTGTTTCATCAACTAATGGAGGGTAGGTAATATCTGAAGGATCGAAACCATCATACTCAAACCTTTTGTAGTTTTCTACCACAGCGTTAATTTCAATTTTGTCTAAGCCATTGTTTTTACTGCTAGTGATCCTGCAAAGCATACCATTATCGTCTTCACTGCCTAAAATGTAATGCGGTCTATCGCTGTTGTCATTTATCGGAAAGTCAGACAATGGCAAAGAACCCTCTAACAGTTCTATTTTGTTTTTGTAGGTGTTGTCTAGCTCTCTGTATTGTTGCACTTTATAAGGTCCGACAATATCCCCTATTTTGTCCCTAACCCATATGACGTATTTGTTAGAGTAGTATCCTTTTTTGAAGTTTGGTTTTTCAGAAAGTGTTAAAATGCTACCATTTATATCATCAATAAAACCTCCACTAGCCCAATTAGGGACATCATGTTGAATCTTAATCAAATCTCCGTATTCTGAAACCATCGCAGATTGCGTAGTTTCAAACTTAACGCTAACTCTATTATTGTAGTTTGTAGATAGCGTATAATAACCTAGCCTAGATGCTTGTTGCCTGTTTGTTACACCTCTTAATTTTAGCTTTTTGGGGTTTATACCTTGTTGATGATCTAACAAAGCCAAATAAGTCTCATCTCTCCAAGTAGACTGATCGTAATACTCAACACTTAAACCATCTTCATCATCAACGGATGGCATCGTTCTAGTTATTTTGAAAGAGTTTTCATATATGTTTTCACTATTAAATAACTGAACTGGAACTACGTCTGGAACATCTCTTCTAGCAGAAACTTTATTCCCCTGCACTAGAGGAACTGATCTACAGGCAAAGCAACATATTTTTATGGCATCCCATACTGTAGTTTTTTGGTCGAAAACATAATCAAAAGTTTCATCATTATCATCAGCAAGATCGGCACAAATTTTTAACGCTGGCAAATTTAAATCGTCATCTGTCATTCTGCCTCCGTAGTCAGCTTTGAGGATATTAACCATTGCCCAGATTGGGTTTCTGCTTACTACTGGTTGACTCCATCCTGTTACGTCATCCCATACAGGTATTTTTCTTGTAGCTAAAACATTAACTTTGTTTTTTACAGTGTTTTGACTAGCCCTAGTTTTTATGTTTAGGGTTTTCATTCCCGAAGGCTGTGCAATGTCACCTAAATAAGCTTTTACGCCATCCCAAACAAACTTATTGCTTCCCCTAGTTCCAGTGTAGGCTTCGTTTGTTCTTTTTGCTCTAACTTCATATCTTCCAGAAGTTACAATAACATCTTTAGTAACTCTAACAGGTTGATTTGTTGCTAACTGTAAATTTAATGAGTAGATATTACTCCAAAGTGATGTGGGATTTCCATCATTGTCTATAGTTCTAGCCTCAAAATCTACTGTAACTGTAAGTGATCTAGTGCTACCGCTATCATTAACAACGTAACAGCCGTTAGGCAGTGAGTAATCAATCTCTATTTTGTTAGTTAAGGTGTTTGGTGGATTGATGGAAAACCCTCCTACATAGCCATCATTTAATTCATTGTAACCGCTTTGGTTTGATCCAAAAAGTTCCAATGATGAAACCTCTCTGCTTGTGCTTACGTTGTTAGGAAAATAATCAATTTCATCATATCGAAAATCAAAACCAGTGAAGCTACTTGCTGGGCTATCTTCTATGAGTAGATTTTCTATATTCCAATCAGCACCTTGACCAAGTGAGAAAACTTGAAAAAGATCTTGCTCATTATCAACATATCTAGAGTAAGGTGTAGACAGATAAGAAACCCATAGTTTATTTCTTCCGTATGCGTCTTCTATTGGGTTATTTAACCTAGCTTGGTTCTTTCTTCCGTCTAGCGTGTATAAAGGGTCTGGTTGCGTTCTGTTGTCCTCAAAAGATGGGGGGTCAACTGACAAAAATAAAACAGCGGCAACCGCTACAACTATTATAACTGCAATAATTATAGATATTGGCTCACCTACATGATGAATAAAATGAAGATTGTCGTTTTCTTTTAAATCAACATCATCCCATTCATTTTTTAATGGGTAATATTTTTTACCATTTCTAACCAAAACAAGAATCCAAGGATCATTAGGAAAATCAATTTTTGATTCACTTACATACTCATTAAGAGTTTTGCAATCTGTTCTTGAAACGCTGGTTGTGTTTTGCGGATCAATAGAGTTTGTAGTTATGCTAATTCTTGCCATTGGTAAAATTCATATGATAAGCATCTTTGTGATTTTATTTTTTCAATGTTTTCACAAACTACGCCATTTTTGCATGAATGTAGACATCCTTCTAATTTTCCAAGCCATATGCCGACATGAACAGTGTAACCATTTCTGGAAAAACTAACAATGCAATTTTTTTGAGGTTTTTCAATTTTAACAAAGTTGTTAGAAACTAGAGCTACGTCAAAAGCTTCTGATTTTGTTTTCGATGTTTTTCTGAAAGTGTAATCTATTGGGTCAGTTGTTTCTATTCCTATTTGTTTATAGAAATACCAAACAAGCCCCCAGCAATCAAAGCCTTTAGGGTCTTTGCCATTTACCAGATACGGGCTACCTATTAGGCTAATTGCCAAGGGAAGGGAATTTTTCCAACGTGTAGTATTCACTTGGGTATTTTTTATTAACTACTGACTTAAACACTGCCACAGCACTAACTGTAAAAATATCTATTTGAATATCTCTAATAAACATTTTTATAGGTGGATCATTTAAAGGTCCATATTGCTCTGGCTTATTTGATAAATAAACTCTGTAAATAACTTCAATGGGGGTTTCATTGTCTACAGGTATTTGATCTAACCAATTACTAGCTTCTCCGTTAGTGTTAGGCACTGTAATTTTTAAATTCTGAACACCTTCACCGCTTGAGTCTGGCAAGCTAAAAGCAAAGCTACTTGCAGAGTAAGTTACAACATCACCGCCAGAAGTGTAAGATGCTTTTAAATCTACCCTATCATTTACCAAATTAAAAACGCCAGCTAAAGGGTGAGAAAAAGACAATGTATCTAACATTGCTACATCTGAAGGAGATTGTGTAGCAACTTCTCTTAATGCTGTATCATAACTTGTATTCATTTATCCCTGTAAAGAAATATTTTTAGATGATGCTAAAGCTAAAGTTGCTGTTGTTTGCGGGTCATTGGGGTCTAATGCTCCGTTTACCCAGCAAGGGTTATCATTAAGTCTAACAATATGAACACCAGAACCTGTAACAGTCATCTTGTCTATTAAATTATAAACAGCTGTTACGTTTAAATTGTTAATTCTGAGATTAGAGGTAACATTGCTACCCAAGACTACCAATTCATCTTGAACAACTACATTGATTAGCTGGTTATTGTTAAAATCAATAGCGTTTACTGATCCGTTGTTTTGGACAAGCTTGTTAAGTGTAACCTGTATAAGTGAATTGTTAGAAGCCTTTACAAATCTAGCTCCGTTAGCTACTGGCTTATCAAAAATTACATTAGATAGATTTAAAGTTCCGCTTAGATTGTTGCTTTGCAGATTAAGACTGTTGAAATATACGTTATCGTTATTTACAGTATTAACAGAAAAGCTAGATAGCTTGTTGCAGTTTATGATCCTAACTTCATTCATTTTAGATGAAGCTTCGTAACCATCTAAAACAACTGCTTCTATTTTTTCTGAATCTCTAATAATGTAATTGCCACCTTGAGAGCCAAAAGGAAAAGTAGCAATTTCGTTGCCAAATTCACCAGTTAAATTATCTGCATTGTAACTATTAATATTACTAACTGTTAGTAGCTCTTTTGTATTAATTCTTCTGATTAAATTTTGATTAGCAGTAATGTTTTGTATTCCTCCTTTTGGGGTTGTATCTGAAAGGCTAGTGCAAGCCCAAGCAATCACCTTGTATTCTTGACCAATTACAGCATCTAAAGGTATAGCCTTAGAAATTGTAAAGTTACTTGTGTGAGTTGTTATGCTACCATCCCACCACTGAACAGCTATTGAGGTTGTGTTTACTGTTGTTAATACAAAACTGGCATCTGTTGAGTCTGGGTTTTCTGTTTGCCCATAATATAGATACAAGTTTTGTTCTTGGTATGGAGTCGGGCTACCTAGAGTTGTTAGGTTATCAATCGTTAGTTCTGAAGGTTGTTCTACTCTAAAAAACTCAACTTGCGCTCTAACAGTTGCATTATCAACATTTACATAAGTGTATGAATAATCAGAAATAAATCTTACTTTGCATTGAACTGTAGATTGGTCACCGCCTACTGGCAAATCTATGTAAAACCAATCAGCACCATTATTTAAATGGTAAAGCCAAATACCTTTGAAAAGTTGGAACTCATCATTAATAAATTGAAAAGATAATGTAGCCTCTTCGTAGTCAGTTGTATAACGCTTTCTAATTTGGAATCTTCCAGACTCCGTTCTTTTTCTTTGCGTTGATGTCCTGTGCCTAACTCTAAGGCTTGTAGGAGAAGGCAGTGTAGTTTGTTCCCAAGTAATCATGTTAAGTTCTAGCTAGTCCGTAGTTTTTTTCTAGCGATGGTAAAAAGTTACCACCTCCATAATTTGCTTCATTCGTTAATTCATCTTTGGTTTGCTTAACTGCTTTTTCAATTACAATTTGCAAGTCTCCATCTTGGTTCTCTTCAACGTCTCCAGATATATCAGAACCCGTTTGGTTAATTATTGTTACTGAACCTCTTTTATTATTACCACCAATGGGGTTATTAGCCATAGCAAAAAGGTTCTTTTGCTGGGTTTGATTAAGAATCATTTCACCGCTATTAACCCTAGCTAGTTCTTGATCGCCTCCGTATGAGCTACCGCCAACAATACCACCCATTTGATAGGCTGGGGGCTTCTGTGATTTAATGTTAGCCACTTGAGCTAAACCGCCAGCAATAGCACCAGCCGCCGCAATCGCATTGAAAGGAGGGGGGTATTTTGCCATAGCTTTGCTTGCTGATAAATATGTAGCGACTGTAGCCTCTGCTATAGCTAGTGCTTGATAAGCTTTGAATCCTTTCTTGCCAAAGACACTAGCTAAACTAGCCATGCCACCTAAAAATTCTTGGCTGGCTCTTAGCTTTTGTTCTGTCTCCTGTTTGGCAATTTCTACTCTTTGTTTTTTGCCTTCTTCAGCTACTTTATTAAGCAAATCTTTTTGCTGGTTTGCAGTTAGATTTGTTGCTTCCATTATCAAGTCCCTCTTTTGTTTCTCATGGGCTTGTTGCAACTCTAGCTCAGTCATGTAGTATTGCTGTAAGCTTTCTATTTGCTGGTCAATTTGAGCTTGCTCATCTACTGCTTTTGATATCGCCCCCTCTTCATCATCTTGCGCTATTTGTTGCTGGAACTGCTCGAAGGCTCTTTGTCTCAGCATTTCTTTTTCTTCTTCTGAAGCACCGCCTTTTTCAATTTTGCCCAAATCTCCAGCGTAATCTAAACTGGCTTGCTCTTCTTTGGTTCTGTAACGAGATTGCAAACCTTCAAAATCTAAAGTAGCTCTACTTTTTTTTGCTTCTTTGCTTTGCTCTTTTAAAATTCCTAACTGATTTAAAAGTAGGTTTCTTATTCCCTGCTCTGCCTCTGTTAATTGTTTCTTTTGAGTTAGTAGATCGTCAAAATGTGTAAGTTGCTTTTCTATTAAAGCTATGTTTTCATCAGTGTTTGCCAGCAGTATTTCATCGACTCTTGCTTGAGCGTTAGCAATTTCTAATGCTCTTTCACCGCCTTTGACTAACCCACTATTTACTGAAGAAATTCCACCAAAAAATGTAGCAAATGTTTTACTGAAACCTTTAGCTCTTTGCTCTATATTGTCGTATTGCTTTTTAAGCTTTTCAGTTTCTGCGCGCCATTGCTCAGTAGTAATTTTACTATTTTTAAGAGCTTCGTTTAGCCTTTGAGCTTCAACTGCGATTCTAAATTGTTCTTTTGAAATTTCATTTTGTCCTTCTCCAATTCTTTTATAAGATTGCAGTTGAAGTTCTAACTGCTTTGTTGCCTCAACCTCCGCTATTAGCCTAGTTCTTGTTCCTTTAAGATTGGAAAGTTTTTCCAAGCCTTTTTGGTATTCAGAAACCGTCATTGCTCCAATTTTGAGCTTCGTATTTAAAGCCTCAATATTTTGGTCTAATAACTTAATACGTTCTTCACCTCCAAGTCCAGCCGTAATAGCTTTTTGCATTTCTAAAGCTTTTTCAAGATGCAAAACTTTTTCCGCAACATCTATCTGGCTTTCTCCTGCCATTCTTCTTGCTTCTGCTGATTTTCTTATAGCTTCTGCATACCTTCTTTGTGTATCTATACTAAGCTCAACCTTTGAATCAAATTTTGATACTTGCTCTTCCATTCCTTGAGCTAGAAAAATAAACTTTGCAAAGACTGCTGGAAATTCCATGAAAGACTTTGCATAAGCTTTTGGCAAGTCTGGGTCAGCTAATTTATCTGCTAGGTCTGCAATAGCACCAGACAAACCTTCACTTGCTCCTGTAGCTTGGTTTGCGTTTTCTGCTAGAATTAGTAATGCGTTTCCAAGTTTTTCAAATGAAGTTCCTAGTTCATCGCCAGCTATTTTTGAAGCCTTGGCAGTGTCTCCGCTTGCGATCCCTATTTCTTCTATTGCGTCTGCTGTATCCTCTAGCTTGTCTTTTGTAATAGTGGCAGACAGGGAATAAGCTTCAATAGATTTTAAGGCTTGGTTTAAAACTTTGTCGTTACCCGCAGAAGCGATTCTAACTTTTTCCAAAGCACCAGCTAAACCTTCTTGCGCTATAAGTTGTCTACCACTGCTAACCCCTATATCATTAAAGATGTCAGCCATAGTCTCAGAAGGGTTTAGTAAAGCTACTATTGCCGCTTTAATTTGAGTCATGCTCTCAGCCGTCTTTACACCTTGCTTAGTAGTAGATGCAACTATGCCTAATAATTCTTCTAACTTAACTCCTGCTGTAGATGCTACAGGAGCAACTCTAGCCAAGCTACTAGCTAACTGTGGAATGTTAGTCTTACCAAGTTTTACAGTTCTGAATAATTGGTCACTTACTTTTCTGGCTTCTCCTGCGCTCTTGCCGTATGCATTAAGTGCAGTTGTTAGAAGATCAGTTGAGCTACCAATGTCAGCAAGTCCACCTTTACCTAATTCAGCAGAAACTTTAACAAACTCTTTTACATCTTCAGTAGGTATTCCAGCCGAGATAGCTTGATAGAAACCCTGTGCCGCCTCTGTAGCGTCAACACCTACAGATTGCGCTACCTTTAAGGCATCTAGCCTTAATGATTTCATTTGCTTACCAGTAGCCCCAGCAATGGTTTCTACCTCCTTCATGGCTACGTTAAACTCTAGCCATTTTTTAGTAGTTTTTACTACAGTAACACCTACAGCAGTAACGCCTACAGCTAAAGACCCAAGTGCTACTTTTGTTGCTGTGCTTGAAGACGCTAAACCCTTCAAGCTACCGCTTGCCGATTTGCCAGATTTACCTAAAGAATTAATCTTACTTCTGGCTTCAGTTAAACCAGTAGAGTCTACTGTTAAACGTAATCTGGCTACATCTTCAATCATTTAAAACTTGCTGTTGTATTCTGTCTATTAATCTTATGGCTTCTAGCTCAAATTGATTAAGTTTAATTCCTGTTAGGTTAGACCAGCAATAAATCTCATTGTAATCTATTGGCTTGTCAGTTTTTATTTGTTGATAATATTCTAACAGGTAAACTAAATAATCATCTAGGGCTTTTCTGTCTTTTAATTCTTTAGGTTTTACACCAGTTGTTTTATAGACCTGTTTTAAATGATCTAAATGGCTTGTCTTACTGTCTTGGGGTATTTTGTGGAGCTTAAATTCTGCCTCTGCAAAGGCTTCTATTTTTTCAAGCTCCCTTTGATAAAATTTTTGCGTTTTGCTGATGCTGTGTCTATCTCTTGGGCAAGCATAGGCGCATCTTTAAACACTTTCAAAATGTTGGCTTTATTGCATGGATATTTAGAACCATCATCATCATGAAAACTCCAATCAACTACCAAGGAAGCTAAAAGCTCATTACTAAATTTCTCAGTTGCTTCTAACGCTTGGATGCTATCAGAACTTTCTTGTTCTTCATGCACTGAAACGAGCTTTCTTCTAAACTTAGATTGAGCTTTTTTAAATGACATTGAATCAGTGCTTTTGATTTTAATCCAATGTTCAGTTTCGTTTCCTTCTACATCTCTAAGGGGTATCTTTACGCCCTCTTCTCCTAATTTCCCTGTTGCAAATGCGTCTAGGTCTTTCATCATGTCTTGTTTGGTTAATGTGCGTTATTTACGCTAGGGAATACGCACCCCTCCCTTCATGAGGCAGAAAAGAATTAAACTGCCGAGCGATCAATTTGGATGTTAGACAATACTGTAGTATCATCTACCAACGCTTGAAACGGAACTGCAAGGGTAATTGCACCTTCACCGCTAACGTCTGGGTTAGCACCACCTGTATAGGTAACACGGGGAAGCAAAAATTCATAATGATTAGTTCCATCGTTAAGCTCAAACTCAATGCTGGATTCTGTCTCGTTAAGGAACTTCTCTACCTGTGATGAATCATCAAAATACATGGTAGCTTGTCCTGTAATGTTAGAACGTCCTACTGTTGGAAGTTGCGTGTAGTCGCTTCCGACTACGTTGCGAGTTTCCATTCCGTTTTCAACTGTTAAAGTAATCTCTGTGATTATGGAAATAGGGCTTCCGTCAATCTTAACACTACCAGTAAAGCCGTTAAATGGGCAGTTGTCGCTGGATGCGTTATAAGTAGCTCCAGAAGGCTCTGCTGTCTCTACGAGGTAGTCTTGCCCAATAAGGCTAAAAGTGCCTGTAAGAGTCCCTACGGGGGCAATAGTGAGGTTCATTGAGTTATACTCACAACCTGTAAAGCGATGGTAGGGTTTGTCTCCTGCTTGCTGATCTGAGAAGTTACGTAAAATGGTAAAGCTTCTACGGGTAGTTCCTGCTGTTAAGCGGTCTACTCCTACTCCACCTCCGTCAACGTCCCATGTTCCTAACATGACTGCTTCTAGCTGGTCATCATAAGATCCGTAAGAGATTTCAAAACCAATATCACCAGCAACATTTTTAACTCCATGCTTCGCACATTTAATCTGGCGATCTGCTCGTAGTTCTTCTGAAACTGTAATATCTTTGGACATTCCGAGACTGCAAGCCGTATGGCGTAAAGTGTCGAAAACTGGCGTAGCTGGAGTAACCCCGTAAGAGGTTTCTTCAACTGAATAAATTGCATGGCGTGATGCGTCTGACATAATATTTTTTTGTTAGTTGTTAGTTAGTATTTCGTATTAAACGAGAATACCAAATCACCGATACAGGTATTCTAAATAAGTTGTTAGATATGAAGCCTTCAGTTCTTCCACAATTTTCAATCACAACCTCCTGCCCACTATAACTGAAACGCCTACCCGCTGTAAAGTAACTTCTTAAAGCATCAACAATATCTAACGCTTCTTTTTCACCTTTACCCATTGGGGCATAAATATCTAACTGCATGATTCCATTAAGCTCATCTTCGCCACCATCTCCCAAGGTCTGAACTGATGGTATGTTAGGTAAATATGTTAGACCTATGTAGATATTTTTTCCGTTTGGTGTTTTGGGTCTATTTTCCGTGATTATTTGATAGTCCCATCCTTGTTCTGTCTTTAAGTCAATAAAGGCTTGGACTAATGCTGATCTTACTGAGCTACTCATAAATTTAATTGTTAGATTTTACGTGCTAATTTTTGCAGTATCTTTTGAAACCTTACAGCGTTTTTCCTTAACATTCCTCTAGGCGATTTCCTGCTAAATCCAGTTGCATTAACTTTGTCAGTAGGACCATTCCATTCTCCATATTCTGCAACTTTAGCATATGGCAGATTATTTGTTAGGTGTATTGAATCCCCAAATTTTCCAAGATTACTTAATACTCTGGCTTTCGATTTTCCCCCACCTTTATCGTTACCTGTTAAAGTTGAGTTTTTAGGCTTGTTTACTGAGGTTTGCCAGTTGCCACGTAATCTACCAGTGTCTACGGGTGTATCATCAATAACAGAAGAAAACAGTTTGATGATTACAGCCCTTCTTATTTTATCAGCTTCTTTTTCTGATTTGTTAGTAAATCTAATTATGTCACTTTCAAAGCTCATGGTCTTGTAATGCTAGTGTATTTTTTGGCTTTTTTCCTGTAAATAAAACCACCACCAAGCTTTAAGCCTAATAATATTTTTTTACGAGTCCACCATGAGACGGGACACCAATGCTTTTTCATTGCTCTGCCTAAAACAGCATCCGCTTTGCATCTTCCATCTTTGCCGAAAAACTGTGAAGTATAAAGGTAATCATGAATAACAGCACTGCCATTAGAGTTTTGAATTTTGCTAACTAAAGACCTAACAATTTTAGGTATGCTATAAAGATCAGTTACAAAACCTTTAGGCACTGTTATTTTGCCGTGGTCATCGTCTTGGTAAATGTAGTTTCTAAGCAACTGCCATTTGCCATCACCTATCTCTCTTAAATCGAGAGGCAAGGGGAAGTAATCATTAGTATGATCTTTCAAATGCTGTTTGTGATCGTGCATTAGTAAATACTGTAAAACTCGTTGATGTTACGCTCAATGTTTTCTTTGTTATGTAGCTGATCGTTAGGGTAAACAATTAGCTCTTGCCATAACCCAGATGCAGTTTGTGTCCCATTACCAGCACCCATAACACCTATGTTGGAACTACCGCTAGTTTCAATACTACCAGCCCATGTTCCAAAAGATCCGCTAGTATATGATCCATCAAAACCATAAACATATGAACCTTGAGACTCATCGAAGTTATATGATTTTAATTGCTGTGTTGTAGCTTCACCACTAAAAGTATGACTCTTATACCCTACACCATCATTTAAAAAATATGATCCATCAGATAAGAAGCTTATGAATCCGTTTACTCCTATGATGTCATCACACCAAATTCTTTGTGTTCCACCAAGGGTATCTATCTTAACAACTGAATACCAAGAAACTCCACCCTCATAATCAAAGCTATTAGTGTTGTAAAGATATGCACCACCAAAAAATTCTAAACATGGTAATCCGTTTAATGTCGAAATTGTTTGAGTTGTTCCTCTGTAAATCCTTGGTTGGTTTCCTGTAGGCTGTATTAAATCAAAACCATTACCGCTTTGATCGTAAACCTTACTTACGTACCCTCCGAGTGTTCCGCAAAAACTAGCTAATGTTCCATCAGTGATTTCTGCGGAGGTAAGGCTAATAATTGACCCATCACTAACACGCCTAACATCTACAACATTTTGACCAGCCCAAGCAGTCGTTAGCTCTCTGAGTGAATAAGCTCCGCAAGCACTAGCGTAAGTGTCTATTAATTTGTTAGCTGGTAGTGGGGCATCATACGAGTAAGTAGAACCAAAATTAGTTCCATCGTTTGTCCCAGCCTTATCTTCTACGTCATCGTTATCTGTTAGCCAATGACCAATGAGGTTGGTCTGAACATCTGTTCCGTTGTATAAATCGGAGATGTCTGAGGCAGATAGATCAGTGTCGTAAAGTCTAACATCTGCAATTTTTCCTTTTGATAAACTGTAACCACTACTAAGTTGAACTACTCCTATGTATGTAGGAGTGTTCCTGTTCTCCATTGCTACATAAGTACCAGAATTGCCATTAGAATCATCAACATTTACCCCATTCAAATATAGATCAATACCATCACCAGCGTTACCACCTCCTCTACCATCATATGTAGCTGAAACATGAACCCACTGATTGAGGTAACTAGATAAACTGGTTGAGTAATACCTTTTTATATTTGCATTGCTAGAAACATCCTTGAGGAAAAGCGCAAGCCTATCAGAACTATCAGTAGTGAAAGCCCACTCTGGACCAGAGCTGTCAGACCATTTAGACAACACCCTAAATGCTTTGTTTGTAGCTTCTATTTTTATCCATGCAGAGACGGAAAATGGTGAGTCATTAACACCATCCCCGAAACTATGGTCATTGATGTCTGCTATTTCTATTCTGTCACTAATACCATCAAAAGCTCTACTTGCCCTCCCGAACTCTACCGCTGGGGATGGGTTATCGGGTGAGAAAATACTGCCGAAATTCTCACCATTGTTAGGATTAACAGAGTGGTCTAAAACGTCATCTGTATCCTTGAGCCAATGCCCTACTAGGTTAGTTGTGATGTTTGTGCCAGCGTATAAATCTGCTATCTCAGTAGATGAGAGATCAGTGTCGTAAATGCGACAATCTGCTAGATTGCCTTCTAAACGTAGACTAGGCTGATCATCTCTACCTCCTAAAGTTAATGGTACTGTTGCGTCAAAGGCTTGAGCGGGTATGCCACTAGTTATTTGACCATCCTCTGAACCATCTACATAAACAGTCATGCTTGTTGATGGTATAAAGACACCAGCCACATGATACCAATTTCCTTTCACTAAACTGGTCGAACTAGCCACAAAAGTATTTGCTGTCGTAGATAGACCATCTGGATCAACATAAAGTCTCAGTTTATTATCTGTATTTCTTGTTAGTGCAAATGATGCATTGCTTGCGGTACCAGACCAATGCAACATTAAATCTCTAAATGTGTTATCATCATCAAACCTTACCCAACACGCCCAAGTCTGCGCTCCTGTTGGAATGTCTGCATTGTCTGGAATAGAAACATAATCATCAACACCATTAAACGAGCGTGACTTGTTCCCAAAGCCGTCAAAGTTAGCTGGGGCTACTTGCCTAAATGCTTTCCTTCTATGTGGTAATAATCCGCTCATGTTTATAGTGGTGAATCTGTTGAGTAGGTAGATCCGTTGTTAGTGCCATCGTTAGTTCCAGCCTTGTCTTCTACATCATCACTGTTAGTTAGCCATTGCCCAATAAGGTTAGTTCTGTGATCAACGCCTTTGTAAAGTTCGTAAACTTCTGTTGAAGAAAGATCAGTGTCATATAATCGAACATCTGCTATTTTGCCGTCAAATCCATATATATGATTTTGATCTCGCAATTTTCCAAATAAAAGCTTATTAGTAGTTACTTTAATTGTATCGGTGAAACTTACGGAATTGTCTAATACTCCGTTCACATAGAGCCTCATAGTTGATCCATCAAAACTACAAGCAATATGATTCCATTCTGTTGTGGATAGTGATATATTTCCATCGCACCTAACCCTAGAGCCACCACCTACCCCAAGAGATGGCTGAAGAATAAATGAAATTTTGTCATTAGCTGAATCTTGACCCATGTAAATAGTATAAGAGTTATCATCTACTGTTCCACTAGTCCATTTTGAAAGTATTGCTCCATTGTGAACTGTATCTGGTTTAACCCAAACAGAAATTCCAATTTTATCTGTAATATCTAAACTTGTATCGTTACCCAAGTCGGTATAATTACTACTACCATTAAAATCCCTACTCGCACCACCATACTCTACCAGTGCGTTAGGGTTATCATAGGAGTAGGTAGATCCGTTGTTAGTGCCATCATTTGTCCCAGCGTAATCATCAGCATCATCATTGTTAGTTAGCCAGTGACCAATGAGATTAGTGGTTACGTTTGTGCCGTTGTATATGTATGAGATGTCTGAGGCAGATAGATCAGTGTCGTATATACGTGCATCAGCTATTTTCCCATCTGAATAAGTTGTGCCATATCTGGCAATAAATACTTTATTGTTCGTGCTTGCATCCATCGCTACATAACCACCAGATCCAAAATCTGCATTATCAACTTGAACTCCATTAACATACAACTTCAACCCCAATCTAAAGTTTACCCCTCCACTTCCATCATATGTAGAAGCTACGTGAATCCACTCATTTTCTGGTAGTGGCGTTGTATATTCTCTGCCTCTAAACGTGCCACCATCAATCAGATATACGTTTAAATTTCCTCCTGCATCAGTTGATAACAACCATTCATAACCACTACCCGCTCCATTATCTTTAGATAAAACTCTAAAGTTATTATTAGAATCGCATTTGATCCAAGCACAAAGACTAAATGGCTCATCTTGTAAACCATCCGAAAAACTAAAGTCAGTAGAGTTTCCTAAGTCAACGTGATCATTCGCCCCATCAAAAATTCGTGACATACTACCAAACTCCACATCAGGAGATGGGTTATCGTAAGAGAACTTTGAGCCATAATTTGTGGCATCATTGTTGCCAGCATGATCTAACAAAGATGGTGTGTCTTTAATCCAGTGACCAACTAGGTTTGTAGTGATGTTAGTTCCGTTGTATAGGTCTGAAACTCCAGCACCCCCTATGTCTGCGTCATAGATGCGAACGTCAGCAATGTTGCCGTCAAAATAACTAGCGAAGGTTGGCTCAGATCCAACCATAATAGGTGCTGTGCCGTCAAAAATCTGTGTATGAGGAATACTCGTTATGTCTGATGCAACGCTAGACCCGTTTATATATAGTGTTTGCTCAGTTGACGGGATAAATCTCATTGCTACATGATACCATATTCCAGTCGTGATGGTTGAGACCGCTGAATTAATAGCATTATTATCTCCACCATTTCCTGTGCTATTAATTACATTCCTAATAGTTCCATCAGTAAGAATAACAAACAAAAATGATCTCTGACCATCACTACTACCAAACTTTGTTAAGGGTCGCACTGGCTCTGTTAGTGTGTCCAGCTTCATCCAAAATGTTATTGTCTGCGCTCCTGTTGGAATATCTGAATTATCTGCAATCTCAACATAATCATCAACACCATTAAACGAGCGTGAGCCATTGCCAAAACCATCAAACGCCTGTGCGCTTGTGGCAAATCTATGTGGGTTAATTACCTCCATTAGATTATATCTGGATCAACTGGCTCTGGCTCTGCGCTAAATAGGGCATAGCAGTGAAGACCATATTGAATCATGTTTGCGTTGAAAGTCTCAACTGTAATTGTGTGGCTAACACCTAAAACATCTTTAACAGAAACCTCATCAGTTAGAGCCATTCCTGCATGATCAATTAGGCTTTGCATACGAGTGAAAGCGTTCTGTGCTTGCTCTGATACATCATACTTAATGCCCCCAATATCTGCATGAGCGGGAATCTTTGCATCAATCTCTTCTTGAGTTAATGAAACCACTTCATAGCTTTGAGTAGTTGCAGTTTCGCTTGCAACATCATAACTAACAGGTAGGCGTTTTAGCTTTTGGGTTAGTGGATCAAAAGTAGGGCGTTCTGCCTTAACTTCAATTAGCCATTTAATATTATCTGCAAGACCTTGGATCATCTGAGTTTTATCCTCACTTCCCCATTTTTTCGATGTCATTTGTTTGCCGTTGCCATCCTTTAGGGGGGCTTGTGCATTTGTGTCGTAGATAGTGAATCTATCAGTTTCTTGAATTGGATATGTAATAGCCATTGTTAATTTAGTTTAGAGTTAGTCCCATGAAATGAGTAAGTCAGTATGTAGCCCCTTTGCTCCTGTGCCTCCGAAGGTATCAACGTGAAAGGATATTCTATCTCCAGTAGAGAAGCTTGTCGGATCAGATATTAAAGCATGATTAGTTCCAGTGGAAGTAGAATCATCACCATCAGCAATAATTCCTTTAGTTGTTAGAATTGTAGTAGCATTTTTTTGAACGTCTACTGTTAGTGCAGATCCAGAAGTTGCAGTAGAGCTACCACTATGCACCGCATTAATCTTTCCGTTAGCTGGTGCAATCCATGCAGTCTTTTCACCAGTCCCGCTAGTATCGTCTGCTTCGCTTCCCATCTTGGTTACATACCAGCTTTGCAGTAGCTTGTTTTGATACTTTACTCTTACTCCGTATAGCTGTGCATCATCTGAACTAACAGTAGCACCCGCAGTTTCTCTAACAATCTTTACAAATAAAACGTCTCCATCTTGAGGGCTTCCGCTTGGTGTTACACCTGTAACGCTTGCTAGGTGCAAATCTGTATTGTTAATAATAGGATCATCTACTGTTTGTGTAGTTGCACTATAGGCAGTATCCCACGCATCATCATCACCAGCGCATTGGGTAGCTACGCCCCATTTAACATTTTCTGTAGCAGTTCCAGTAGAGCTACCCCAGATAAATTCTACGTCTAAGTCTGAACCATCCCATTGCGGGGGCATGGCTATTTTTGCGTATAGGGCTTCTCCTGTTGCTACGTGCCAAACGTCACTAGCGTTATTTGCCCCATAGATCGTTTCTGCGCTCGCTCCTGCGCTCTCTGCAAACATTGCCCCTCCATCAATCCAAACGCTTGTCTCTGCTGTTGCAGGGCTTGAGGAAGCACCTGTATTATCTACAGGCTGGTATTCCCCTGCGGAGTTATTCCAAGCGATAATTTGTCCATCAGTTGCACCGCTCTGGGTTAAGTCTGAAAGTGAGTGGGTGTGTGCTGTAGGTGTTCTTGAGCTTGTGGCATCATCTAGGTTAGCATCTGTAAGGACTGCATTTAATTCTGCCAAAGTGTCAATGTCAGTGCTTTGCAGTGCGCTATCTGCTTTGTCTAATTGAGCTTGAGTTGCAAACTTGTGATCAGTGCTTGCATCATCAATATCATCAGCATCTAGAACTACTGTGCCAGTGTTATCATTTACACTATCTACAGGAGCGGAGGTAATGTAACCAGCATTGTTAGCCAGCTCTGTAATGTTGTCTCCGTTTTGCAGTGCGCTATCTACTTTTGCTTTATCTGCTGTGGTATAGCTTTCCTCAGTAGCGTCTAGAGTAGCCTTGTTAGTGTGTGTGTGCCTTGCTGAAGTGTTTGCTGTAACATCAGTGTTAGAACTTACTGAAGTTTGAAAATCTGTTACTTCTGCGCTTGTGTGAGTATGGCTTGCATCAGCAAAATCTGTCGAAGCCGAAGTTGATGCAGAGCCTAACCCTAGTTGAGTCCTAGCCTCACTAGCATCACTGCTTTGCATGAAGTTATCTATGTCTTGTGACGTTGTATAATCTGGCATGATGTTTTGTTTTTAAGGTGTTGCTGGTTCTGGTCTTAAATAGTAACCCCCTACAGGTCTAACATATCTTCCCCCATCTGGTCTTAGATATAGGCTACCAATTACCTCTAACTCTCCCAAGAACATGATGCCTAATTGATAGATGACATTAGTTCCAGAAGGGGAGAGCTTGCTTACCCCGAAGGCAAGCCATTCTTTATTATTGAAAATTATTTTGTCGTTAATCTCTGGCTCAAACGTAGAGCCAACTGTAGACAATAGTAGTGTTTTTGTTTCCCCAGAAATTTTCTCTTCTGAAAGGGAGTTGTCGTAAGATGATTTTGATTTGCTGAAAACAGCACCATTTAAAGTTTGCTGTGCTGAAGATGCAGTTACACTTTCCGCTGTGACTGGATCGTAACTTTCCACCTCTCTTCTAACTGTAATGCTTTGCCCCTTATCCTTTAAAAGAGCATTAGCAGTTCTAGCTAGTCCTGTGTAAAAATCAGCCATTTAGATTCTGATAGATGATAAAGATAAAAACCCGCTACCACCTTTTACCAAGTCACGCAAAAAACCATTAACTTTAGTAAATGTAGGACGGGCTACACTTATTCCCTTTTCCGCATATTCAACTTCTACAACATCAACTTTTTCCTTTAAAACCTCTCTGCCGTCTCCTGTAGGTTGTAGCTCTACGCTTTGCGCTTCATAAGATAGCTGGCATTGAGCTTGCTTTAGCTTGTAGGGTATTTGTGAATCTGAAAAAAGAACACCTTGAATGTATAAATTTTTGCGGGGGAATGAAGCATCCTGTGGGGGATTCGCTTCCGCTCCTATGTAATCAAAAGCTTCTAGGTAATCAAAAGCTTTAATTATTAAAACCTCTAACTCTGCATCACTGGTAGGCAGTAACAGGTTTCTTAGATCGGCAAACTCTCTCGCTTCCGCTACTGTAATGTAGCTGTTAGCACTGCTTACGCCAGTTCCATCTTCAACAATTAAAGCCATGTTTTATTTAGGATTTTTTACGTCTTTTCTTTGACGTTTCAATTACAGGCTGGCTTTGTTTTTTCATGCCTTGCTGAATTTGTGCAAATGTAACTCTTGCACCTACTACATTACCATCTTGATTTACTTTTGGCTCTGTAGCTTTTGCAACTTTCTTAGTTGCTTTTTTAGCTTTCTTCTTTGGGGCTTCTTGCTTTTCGCTAGGAGTCCACAGTTTTTCTTTATCTGCCATATTTCTGTTTTGTTAGGATTGTCAAGTGGGTGACAGGAGAAACCAATAACTCCCGCCACCCTAACTTGAACAATGGATTTTTAATTAGCCATTTGTCACAAGGAAAGCCATAGGAATTGACTTGCGATCAAATACACGACTCCAGTTAGAAGCTGTGCGGAGTTCTGCAAGAGTTGCAGACTCGGAAGCTACGGAAGCTGAAGTAAAGTTGAAACCGCTTGGGTGAATCAACCATGTCTTGCGCTCCCAGAGGGTTTCAAGACCAGAACCAACGCCTTTAGCGGGGTCACGATCTACCTCTACTGGAACTGCGGGTGAACCTTCGCCATAACCAAATGCACCAGCACCAAAGAGGATTGATGTGTATTTGAAGCCAGAAGTTCCACCAGCGATAACGGGCATAGAATCATCTACGACAACACGCTTACCAAGGTAAGTTGGGATGTCTAGAGTTCCTGTTGAATCTTTAACAAAATCGATGTCATCAAGGTTTACCAAACGCTTGTAAACTGCACTGTGAAGAGCAATAACGCCAGTTTGTCCGAATGAATCACCAAGAGTAAAGGCGGCTTCTACAACTGCGGAGCGTCCAATAAGGTTTCCTGCGGTTGCGCTTGTGCCGTCTTCGATAGCGATGTCGTTAACCATGTCGGAAGAATCGTTAGCTACGTTGTCTGCTTGGATACCTTCAGCACAAGCAAGCAAACGGAATTGCCAGTTACGCATCCAGTAGCGGTCAGTCCGATCACGAATCCTACGCATTGGGTCAGATCCAGCAATCTCACCTACAAGATCTTTTGCCGCCCAACCATTGTTGAGGTAGGCATTACGAGCGGTTTGC